TTTGAGGAGAGGATGAGCGAGTAAAGCCCCGATTCGTTGATGATAGTCACGTTTGGGTTTCCCTGAATACCGTCACGAATCGTTACGGTATTCTTGTCCTCCTCATCCACATGGTCGCCGATTGCCTTGCGCGAATTGGTATAGCCCAGAATATCCGCTACGTCCTTATAACAAAAGCGCCCTGCATACGCAAAGCGCTTTATTTTCATCCTGTCTGTTCTGTGAGCCTATCCAAATCACTACAAACATCGTCGGCAAGGCAGTCCTTCCACCGCTCAGGAATCGCCGAGAAACCGTATATCGCTCCTGCAAGACCGCCCGCAATCGCGCCGATGGTGTCGGCATCGCCGCCGAGGTTGACCGCCTGCACGACAGCGTCCTCGAAAGTTTCTGTCTGCGCAATCGCCTTGACAGCGCAGGAGAAGCTCCCGACAACCCACCCCGTAGGCGGCAAATCCTGCAAGTCCTCCGCAATCCGCCGAATAGTCCGCATAACACCCTCCGGATGATCCAAAGCGTCTGCAACGAGTTCCACGTAGAGCTTGCAATACTTGTCACTGCTGTCGTTTCGATGTGTCATCGCGCCAATCGCGACCGCCATTTCTGCCGCCTTGTCCTTCGGATAGTAGAGTGAAGGATAAACCGTGCGCATAAGTGCGCCGTTCCCTGCGTTCTGCCCTCCGCTGCGCATTGCAATATCTTCTCCCGCGCGCTGCCACGCCTTGGCTTCCTCATCACCCGCTGCAATGTGACGCTTTGCTGCCTGTATCGCTGAGCGACAGGTGTTCCCTATGTCCTTCGGACGGCTGTCATGCCACGCAATGAAACGCCGTCCGATTGCAGGAATCGGGTTTTCGGGGTTCTCGGCGATTCCCTCGGCAACCGCAAGTGTCATCTGCGTATCGTCTGTAACCTCGCCCGGCACAACCGAAAGCCACCCGCCGCCGACCATCTCGCGGACAGCTACACCATATTTGGCAAAAATCTCCTCAGCGGTCATAAACTCAAGAGGTGCACCGAGCGCATCGCCAACGGCGACACCATAGAGCGCGCCACGAATGCGGTCTTTCTTATTCAGTTTAGTCTTCTCCATCGGGGTCAAGTCCTTCCAACCATCGAGCTATATCAGGAGGTATACTCTTGTCATCCGTCCACCGAAATTGATCGGGCGGCGCCTGCTCAAAAAACGCGCACTCTTTCCCCTCAAACAAAACGCTGTTTGGCTTCAGTGCGCCGCCGACAGGGTACATAAGACAGTGCGCTTTTATAGGAGCGATAGCTGGTGTCGATCCATGAGAAAACGCACATTTCTTGCAGTACACGGGATTCGGGAGTGTAGCCCCAATATGTAGCTCTCCTGTTACGTTTCCCATGACTTACCCCCCTTTTTTTTCATCCTCTATGGAAATAATTTTTCCGTGGAAATTCTTACGGTTACCTTTCCATTCAGTCACATCCTGTTGATATAAATTATATCCCTTTTCAGGATGAATCTCAAGGTCGACGAAGGTTTTTCCACCCTTTCGTTCTATCTTTGTGACCTTGTAGTGTGCACCGCGCTGAATGATAACCTCAAATTCTCGCCCAAAGCTCTTCTGTTCACTTTTTCCATCCCACTGCAACTTTCCGCCAAGACCATAGTGCGAAAATGGTTCAGCATAAATCATATTCGTGCCCTTTGGGGCGTAAATATTGAGAATCACCGGATTCGTGTCAAAGCCGCTCCCCTTACAAGCTGCCGTAGAAATAAAATTGTCCATCGTCGCGACATGTTCAACCAGGCTTTCTAGCCCGGCCTCTCCCAATTTTGCAAATGTGCCTCGTTTCAAACCAAAGAACGAGTCCATTGCCTCGTTCCCGCACCCACGCTGCAACCATATATCAAAATCATAGCTTGATTTACTGATTGCCTCAGTCATCAGGCGAATCTTTTTGCCCTTTCCTTCATAGTTAATCCATACCTTACCAACCCCTTTCTTGTATTTATCCTCCCAGCCGGAGCCGCCCTCTGCCCACGGTTTTTCAAATCCCGCGAGTGGTCGGTTGAAAGCCCCAGAGCCGCAGGTGTAGTCATAAAGAGCTTCCCGTTCCTCTTCCGAGAGCTTTTGCCACAGTACTCCCGTATCTCCCCGCAGCTGCTGATCCGCAGGGATTTTCTGCTTGAACCAGAACGCATTATTGCGGCGTTGTTCTGTATAGGCTTCTTTCGCGGGATTCCTGCGCCCTCCGTTTAGATGCATATAGAGCGCGTCTTCAGCGTTGTCCAGAGCTTCCTTCGCCGCCTTTAGTGCGGCTTTCCTCTCCGAATACATCTTGCCGAATGTATCAAACTCTAAGATTTCATCTGTCAGTATCTCGAATTTTGACACAGAATTACCCGACGCAATCTGCTCCTCGAAATACTTTAGTTTTGCAGGAACACTCGCTTTTTTCACTTCCCAGTCACCGAGCTGCACATCGTCCTTCCAGATGCCGCTGTAGGTATCATTGGGGAGGCTCTTAAATGCAGATTCAGCAAGTGCGACGGAGGTCTTCGCTGCATTCACCGCTGCTTCAAGGCGCTCTGTTTTAAAAGCGAAGACCTTTTTCTCTATCCACGTCTCCAAACTCTGCTTCTGATCTACGAAAACTTCTTTCCAGTCATCGTATTTCATGTAGGATGGCACAAAAACATTCTTCCCGTTCTCATCCCGCGCAATGCGTGTGCCGCTCTGCGGCTTATGCTCACCCCTCAGACAGCCCGAAATGACGGAGCGGCAATGCGGATGCAGGGGCGGCATGTTCTTCCCCGGCATCGCCTCCTCCACGGGGAACACGTCACCGTCATGGGACTGACAGAGCGTCGACGTACGGCTGTCGAGCGTCGCGATAAAGCGGTAGTATTTCATCCCCGCGTCCTTGATGGAGTGGAGTGCCGCCTGATTCTGCACGTAGTTAAGTTCGGTACGGACGAGCCGCACCGCCTCTTTCGTGCCCACCCCCATTTTCTGACGAACGACACGCGTCATGTCCTGCACGGATACGCCCCGATGTGCGGCGGCGATGATGTTCTGCTGAATTACCTTTGCGAGTTTGGCGTTATTCGACCAAATTCGTTTGGAATAGTTCTTACCGCTCCACGGAACGCGCAGGACGCGCTCGAGTTTTTCCCCATCTACGAGGGAAACAGCCCCCTGCAATCCGCGCTTCTTGCCGATCTCGTAGAGTCCGTGATAGTAGAAATCCTCATAGCCAGACTTTAGGAACTCTTTCAATGCCGCCTCGGACTTCTCCGAGAGCCGCGCCATCTCTTTCAGCGTCCCCGCCCTGAGTGCGTCAAGGCGGGTGATACGGCTGCGCATGGCGAGAGTATTTAGCTCACGCTGTAGTTCGCTGCTGCCCGTCGCGTTGATCTCTTTGACGTACTCATCGAGATCCATGCGCCACACGCGATATTCCTTGCCCGTGAGGAGCTGCTGCGCCGCCGCCATATCCATTCCGTTGTCGGTCGCGAATCGCTGATAGAGTGCACTGATGTCCTTTTCGATGTGCGCGAGGGACTGCTCATAGTAGGCACGTAGCTCTTTTTCGATCTCCTCGCGGCTCTTCTTGTCCCACTTCTTTTCAAGTTCCTCCTGCCGCTTTTTCCAGTACTTCTCCGTCGGTGTCGCCTTCGTCTTCGCCATGTGCGCCCGCCCCTATTCCGTAGTCGTCCGCCGCCTCCTGCTCCTTGCGCAGCTCCTCCAACTCTTCTGCGGGGTCGGTCACAAAGGGAAGCAGTGACAAAAGACGCTTCTGCGACACGAGGCCGTAAAGCGTCTTTACAATATCCGCCTGTTCCTGGTTGTTGGCGGGAATATTCGCCGTGAACGTGATCTCAATATCGCGGAAGTCGATGTCCGTCTTGCTCTTGGTTTTAAGCATCCCCGCGATCAGCTCAATGCGCCGCTGCAAACTCTTCTTGAAACATCGCTCCTTGCGGCTGCGCACCTGCTCAAGACCGATGAGTTTGTACTTGATAGCAACGCCCGAGGTATTACCGGCAAAAGCATCGTCACTCATGTCCGGAATGGAGCTGAATTTGTGAATGTCATTCTGCAGACGCGTCTTGATGTTCTCGATATAGGTATCGTTGAGATTCTTGATCAGCCACTCCGCGCTGCCGCCCTCATCGAGCGTCATCATCTTGTTGCGCCGCAGCTCCGCCGCGTCCTCCCCGTTCATGCCGCCCATCCCCTTGAGGATGAGATAGGCGTCCGTAAAGTCCTCCATATCATCGAGTGTGAGGCTTTGTGCCTTGTTGTAGGCATCCACAAGAGTCATGACCCCCTCGAAATCACCGCGCCGCGCTTCGTTGTTCGGGTACTCGATCACGGGTACACCGTCGAAGTAATGCGGCTGCGGATCGCTGCGTCGCTCGAGCTTTTCCAAGATGTAAGAATAATGCGTGACATACTGTGCATCATACACATCCACATAGTCACTGTAGCACGCTCCGTCCATCTCATAGACCCGATAGCGACGAATAGCGGCGATAAAATTCTCCTCCAGCGTATCATCCACCACAAGAATGACCTGATCGGCGGCCAGCGGACAAAAGCGAATCGTGGCATCCGCATCCAGATAAAGCACCTCGTACGCCGCCCCCGTAATGCCCGCTTCACCTGCAAGCCGCAGATTGCATTCTGCCTCGTCGTTATAGCGGAAGACATCCTGTAACGCCCGTACTGCGTCCGCATTGCCCGAGATGGACGAATACGCGACGGGCTGCCCCATGAAGAAACCTGTGCTTATGTTGGCGATATATTCGCAGTAGTTCGCGACAATCATGTTGTTCGGCGCGCTGTCTGCACGCTGCTCCTTTTTCAAAATGTCGTGCTCACCTGCGTAATACCGCTTCAGCTTCTGCACACGGGGAAGAAATCGTTGCTCATGATTCAACAGAATATCTGCAATGTCTTTTTCTTCCAACACATCTTTCGTTGTCTGTACTCTCAAAGTCCGAAGTCCTCCTTTCTGAATTTATGTTTCGCATCCGCCACGTCATAATCATCCAATCCGTACCACATCGCAGAGAAGGTGTGCGCATCAACGCTGAACTTATCTGGTATAATTTCACCGTCCCGATCTTCGGCGTAGGTGAGTTCCTTCAACTCCTCAACGGCATGCACACAGGCGTCTGAGCATATAATGCGCCGAAAACGCTTCATCTTGCGCGTATTGTCCAGACGAGAGTGACGGCTGCCGCCGTTGTTCTTGCGCGTCGCGACCATATTGAATCCGCGTTTCTGGTAGTAGCGGATGGCTTTCGGCTCAGCGGAGTCCGCCTTGATGCACTCGCGCGTCTCGACAAACTCCTCCAACGCGTCTGCCGTCTCATCGTCCGTCATGTTACGTCGGTAATACTCCCAATAGAGATAGAGCCACTTGTTCTCATGGTCAATCGCCATACGGACGACGGCATTGTACGAGGACTCAAAACCGAAGTCCATCCCGACCCGCCTGTATTTTCGTGGTATCGCCTCAACCGCTGCCATAACCTCGTCATGCGGCATGACTTCAAACTGCGGAAGGACAAGCTTGCCATTGACGCCGAACTGCCCGAGACGAGCAATTCGATAAAGATCGGCGTCGTACGCCTGCATCTCATCAAGCTGCGCGATGTATTCTGCCGGCAGAAAGAAATTGTCGTCGGCAACGGAGTGATGATAGTACGTATTGCCCTCACGCATGACGCGCCGCGCGTAGAACTCTTTATCGTCCAGTCCACGACTCTCAAAGAAATGCTGGTATGTCCAGTTTGACCGCGCCACGGGATTGGTCGTCAGGATGATGTGCAGCGGCAGCGTTGGATGCCGCAGGCGCCCGAGCAGCTCCTTAAAGCCCGCATACTTGAGTTCGCTGCACTCCTCCACCCAGATGAGGCTGATGTTGTTGATGGACTTGAGTTTTGCGGGCTTATCCATCCCCTTGAACACGATCTTGCTGCCGTTTGCAAAGCGCATCTGCATCGGCGAAGCATTGAAAGCGATCATGTCATCCAGCCCCATATCTTCGACGATCTCGCGAAAGAGCGAGAAGCAACTGTCACGAATGGTATCGTATACCTCACGCACAACCAGTGCCGTCCTGCGCTCGCTGAGGAGCTTCAGGATAACTTTCAGCGCGACATGGTATGACTTCGACGACCCGTACCCCCCGACAAGGAAATACAGCTTACTGTCCCAGTCGAACAGAAACGGCTCGAAATGTGGGTTAATCTCCTTCGCCGTGTTCACTGTCCTGCGCCTCCTTCGTTGTGATCGTGACATTCAATGCGGTGTCCATCTGCCCGCTATTAAGCGCCTTCTCCTTCAACTTCAGCTCACGCTCCTTGAGCCGCACCTCGGGCGTTTCGCCGAGCACATCGAGGAGTAGCTTCGCCATTTGTGAATTGCCGTTGCACGCCGTTCGGACAATACTCCCTATGACGGCATCACCAACGGTCAGCCCCTCATCGGTGAGTTTCGCTGCAATCATAATCCCTTCTCTGAGATCGGGATGCAAGTCCTTCAAAGTGAATGAGACCACTTCTTTGAGGGCTGTCCGCAACACTTTCTTGCGGCGACGGGATTTGCCGCTCTCAATTCCGCCTTTTTGCCCATTCCCCCTAGCTTCATCCTTGCTTCGTTTCGATGCGGGGATTAGATTGTCATGCCCTTTTGCCATGCTACACGCTCACCACCTGCCTTTGATTCATACAATTTAGGCAAACAAACCGCTCTTAGTTTCCTCGATGCGCCTCTTTGCCGTCTCGAAATACTTATCCTCGCGCTCAATCCCAATAAACCGCCGTCCCTCCTGCACACAGGCAACACCTGTTGAACCGCTGCCCATAAACGTGTCAAGGACAATGTCGCCAGGGCGCGAGCTTGTGCGGATGATACGTGATAATATGTCCACAGGCTTCTCACAGGTGTGGAAACGCTTCTGCGACGGAATCGCCGCCCGCGTCCACACATTACAGTGCATCGCGTCATTTACGTGCGTATGCCTCAGCTCCTCGTATTCCTGCCTCAGCTCCTCGTATTCCTTACCGAAGCCCAACGGCTCATAGACTGCCTCCCAGACGGCGCGCGTCGGTAGCTCGAATTGATGATCCCGAAAATAATGCTGGAGCATATAGGGCTTCTTCCCTGTCACCCTCGTATAGGCAGCGCCAATGTATTTATCCGTAAGTCCCAGACGTTCTTTTTCAGCATTGTACCAATCTTTGAGAGTGCGGTAACAGGCAGGGTTGTTGTTTATTCGATCTGTGCCGGTATGCCCTGCACATACATCCATTCCAATCCTGAAAAAATGCAGACAGTACTCACAACGGTTGAACCATCTGCGCAGCTGTCCCGGATTGCGGTTCAGCCACGAACGCGCACGATAGCTTTTGCCCTTGTCCCAGATGCAGAAACTAACGAGCTTGAACTGCCCACGCTGCTTCACATCATGCAGGATTTCTGCGATCTGCTCCATATCGTTATGCCACATATAGAGAACGCCACTGTCCTTCAGCACGCGGGCGGATTCCTCGAAAAAATGGTGCATAAAAACGGGATAGTCGCCAATCCTATCCCAAGCGTTTATTTTTCCCTTCCCCTTCGTTTGCGTTTGAACACCGATATTATACGGAGGGTCTGCAAGAACAAGCGCGACACTCCCATCCGCTATTTCCTTCATTTGCTCGAAACAGTCCCCATGAAGCAGTGTTATATCGCCTGTCACACATCCGCCTCCTCTGCATACAAAAAGGACACCGCGCAAGCGATGCCCTTGTGTTCAGTTTTCGATGATACTATCATATCACATTTTTCCGCAGAAAAAAGGAAGTAAAACGGAACAAAAAGGCCGTTAAAAATACCGTTGGATTCTTAGTTTTAGTTATACACACCCATGTGGATAACTGCTGTGGATAAGTTTTAACTGTATCGGCTGCATGCGTACACCAAACAGCATCAGCGCCATATCCCTTAAATCCCTGCCGCCTTTCTCTCTCGCCCATTTCTCTGTATAGTTTAAGAGTTCTGCTGTTTCTGCCCATGAACGTCCGTTGATATACCGCTCTTTAAGCAGTTCCGCATCCACATCATCCAACGATTCAAATGCCCGATCAATCGCCCGTATTGTGCGCTCTATCTCATCTCTGCGAATCCGCATATCGGTGATATGCCCCTCCATTTTGATACGACGTACAACGGCCGCCTCTGTGCTCGTCAGCTCCTTTGTCCCGCCGCTGATGCGATCATCCCCATATTGGATAGATGCTATGGATTCATCACGCAAGAGCATTTCCTGCGCCTTAATCTCCTCTGTGAGATTGAGGGCGGCGACCTTCATTTTGTTGTAGTTTTGTAAGAGACGTTTTGTCTCTCTGATATAGTCGCCGTACTCTCTCAC